GTTGGGGTTAGGATTACTACCGACTCTGTTCTTTCTATCGTGTCTGGCCTTATGGACAGCCGCAGAGCAGTAGTTCTATCTTACCTACACAAGGCAATCAAACCATTAAACCAGTTGCGTATGATTGAGGATGCGACAGTTATCTATCGTATCTCAAGAGCACCTGAACGCCGTATTTTCTACATTGACGTTGGTAACCTACCAAAACTAAAGGCAGAACAATATCTGCGTGATATTATGGTCAAGTACAAGAACAAACTGGTGTACGATGCAAACACTGGTGAAGTACGTGATGACCGTAAGTATATGTCTATGCTGGAAGATTTCTGGTTACCACGCCGTGAGGGTGGTAAAGGTACAGAAATCACCACACTACCAGGTGGACAGAACCTGGGTGAACTGGAAGACGTTAAGTATTTCGAAAAGAAACTATACAAGTCTTTGAACGTTCCAATCTCCAGACTTGAACCAAACCAAGGATTCTCTATCGGTCGTGTGGCAGAAGTTACAAGAGATGAATTGAAGTTCTCCAAGTTTGTTGACAGACTACGCAACAAGTTCTCGGAAGTCTTTGACCATGCATTGCGTGTACAGTGTGTGTTAAAAGGTATTTGTACCGCAGAAGAATGGGATACATTCAAAGAAAGCATCTATTACGATTTCATCAAAGATAACAACTTCACAGAGTTGAAGGATGCAGAATTGATGAAGGAAAGATTATCACTTCTTGGTGCAATCGACCCTTATGTTGGTGCGTATTACTCTCGTGCATGGGTTCTCAGAAATGTCCTACGCATGAACGATGATGAAATTGAGGAAATGGAATCCGAAATTGAATCAGAAAAAGAACAGGGTATTGGACTGCCAACAGAGGTTACCACATCAGTTGCACAACAACAAATGATGGGTCAGGTTGATGCAGAGAACCAAGTCGCACTTGCAAAAGCAATGCCACAACCACCAGCAAACGGTGCTGCGAAACCTACAACAAACAATAAAACAACTCAGGCGCAACCAAAATCAAAACCGGCAAATAAATCTACGGCAGATTTGACTTTGGAGAATGGTACTTTTACCAGATTGAAGCGAATACTATAAATATTTTATTAGGAGAAAATTATGGATCCAAGACAAATTGTAGACTATGCTGATAACGATGAAGCCAAAGAAATGCGTGATGCATTCTATGCTGCTCTACAAGATAGAGTTATGGCTCACATCGAAGATAAGAAGATGGAAATTGCAAAAACTATGTTCAACCAACAGCATGACCCAATGGCAACAGCTGTAGATGAACCTGTTACTCCTGAAGAAGCAACTGAAGAATTACCATCAGAATAATAGGAATAAAAAATGGCAAATAGTTATTCATATCAAGTTCTAAAAGATGACACACAACACGTTGTCATCAAACTTACCGGAAAGTTCGACGGTTCTGACCAAGAAGATAACATCTATAGAATTCAGGCAAACACATTTTATGGTGCGTTGGATGCAAACAATGTACCCTTGCGTTCCGCATTAAGTGTTTCTAACACAGCAAAACCATACTATGGATTGACAGTAAACCGTTTATGGTATGATACAGATACATCTTCAGGTTCTGTGGAACTATACTGGTCAAACACAGCCAGCAGCACTGCTGAAGATGGTGTACCATTGTTCTTTATGCAGGGTAATGGAGAATTCGACGGTAACGGAAACTGGAATACAATTCAAAATCCAACCGTAGGACCTAACAACAACGGTGATATTGCAATTCACACAAGAGGTCAAGTTGCAAATGCATCATACACAATTATCTTAGAATTGCGTAAAGACAATGCACACTATCAGCGTGGTCAGTTTAACGATCCTGCTGCATTTAATTATGGTCAATATGCTATCCGTCCATAAGGAAACAACATGAAACTTATTACCGAATTAACAGAAGAGGTCAAATACCTTACAGAAGAAAAAGATGGTAGAAAAACTCTATACATCGAAGGACCTTTTCTAGTTTCTGAAGCAGTCAATCGTAACGGCAGAAAATACATGCGTGAAACCATGGAAAAAGAAGTACGCCGTTATACAGAAGAATACATTAACAAAAATCGTGCCTTTGGTGAACTAGGACATCCTGACACCCCAAGCATCAACCTTGACCGTGTATCTCACTTAAACGTGGGTCTACGCCAAGAAGGTAATGTTTGGATAGGCAAAGCTAAAATTCTTGACACACCTATGGGTAACATTGCAAGAAGCCTTATTGAAGGTGGTGCTCAACTAGGAGTATCATCTAGAGGTATGGGTTCTCTGAAAGCCATAAACGGTGTTAACGTAGTTCAAGATGACTTTCATCTAGCCACAGCGGCAGATATTGTAGCTGATCCTTCTGCACCTGGTGCTTTCGTACAAGGTATTATGGAAGGTAAAGAATGGATGTTGGTAGACGGTATTTGGACAGAAGTTCAATATGAGGCGGCCAAGAAACAAATCAAAGAAGCCTCAATGAAAGATATTGAAAAAGTAAGTCTGAAAATATTCGAAAACTTCATCAAAAATCTTTAATTATAAATATCCAATATAAAAATCAAGGAGATTCTCAACATGGGAAAAAATAATCTAGCTGATGCCGCTAAAGCAGTTCTGATGAATGAAGGCGCTAAGGAAACTTTTGATGCTAACATTTCAGCAAAGCGTAGTGGTCAAGACGGTTCACAAAAGTTACCTACATCTGTTGCATACGGCACAAAAGATGCTGGTGAAGTTGCTGGTGTTGTTGACAAAAAAGACGACCAAGCTGGTGACTACACAAAAGGCGTACCTACAGCAGCAGCTCCAGGCGCAACACCACCTGTTGGTTCTGAGCCAGCTAAGAAGTTAGCCACTCAGCCACAAGAAACACAAGGCGCAGAGAACGCAGTTGCACAAGCAGAACCAACATCTTACGAAAATATTCGTGACCGTGTTAAGGCAAAACTTGCACAACAAACATTCCAGTCCAATCCTGGTGCCACATTCCAATCTTATGGTGAAGAAACCGAATCTTCTGAAGAAGTAGTTGCAGAAGAAAAAGAAAAAGAAGGTGAACACGAGGACGAAGCACAAGACAAAGCACTCATCAAGAAAATGATGAAGAAAGAAAAAATGAAGGAAGAAATGCAGTCTGACGTTGACGCTCTTCTTTCTGGTGAAAATCTTTCAGAAGATTTCAAAGAAAAGGCTACCACAATTTTCGAAGCAGCCGTTGTTGCAAGAACATCTGCATTGATGGAAGAAATTGAGGAAGCATTGGTAGAAGAATTCGAACTTGCCGTTGAAGAAGTCAAGAATGAATTGGCACAGAAACTAGATGATTACATCGGTTATATGGCTGAAGAATGGATGAAAGAGAACCAATTGGCAATCGAAAAAGGTCTACGTGCTGAAATCGTTGAAGAATTCATCACTGGTCTAAAAGGACTATTCGAAGAACATTACATCGACATTCCAGAAGAAAAAGTAGACGTTGTTGAAGAATTGACAACAAAGGTTGAAGAACTGGAAGCACAAATCAATGAGCAAATTCAATCTAATGTTGAGTTGCACAAAGAACTAAACGAACATAAAAAGAATGAGGCTGTACATGCAGTATGTGAAGGCCTAACGCAGACACAGGTAGAAAAGATGAAACAACTCGCAGAGAGTGTGGAGTTCACTACCGATGAAGAATTTGCAGACAAACTAGTAACTCTGAGAACATCTTATTTCACAGAGGCTGTTAAATCTGCTGACAGTTCTGCATTGAACGAGGAAGTAATCGTTGAGGAAGACAAGAAGCCATCTACTTCTGTTGACCCAATTATTGCTGCCGTAGCATCTACACTTTCAAAATCCACGGTAAAATAAATAAAATACCGTTTTAGAAACTAACAAGGAGAAATAAAACATGTTTCTATCTGAAGAACTACAACAAAAATGGCAACCTGTTCTGGAGCATCCAGAACTAGAATCCATTAAGGATCCATATAAGAAAGCAGTTACTGCTGTTATTCTTGAAAACCAACAGCGTGAAATGACAGCTGCTGCACAGCAGTTGAATGAAACCACATATTCTGCTGCACCTACAAACGTTACTGGCGCTGGTGTACAAAACTTCGACCCAATCTTAATCAGCTTGGTTCGTCGTGCTCTGCCTAACCTGATTGCTTATGACGTTGCTGGTGTTCAGCCAATGACTGGACCTACAGGTCTTATCTTCGCAATGCGTGCTAAGTACAATGCA